GTACAAAATTTAGTTTTGTTACTGATTGGAACTTTTTATTTCAATCAGCAGTTGGTGGTAGATTTAGGGGTGGAAGTGCAGTTTATACAGTTGCAGAACAAATAAATGCAATTCAATTAATGACAAATTCAAGTGGTGGATTTAGTGCAGGTGTTGTATCCCTTTATGGAATTAGGAGTTTTTAATGGCTACTAATTTACAGTTTATAAAAAGTCAAACTATATCAAGTTCTGTTGCAAATATTTCTATAACTGATGTTTTTTCAACAAATTATGATGTTTATAAAATGACAGTAAAAGCAGTTGGTTTAGCAGGTGGTACAGCAAGTAGGATTGATGGCAGATTAATTAATAGTAGTGGAAGTGTTATATCATCAAGTAATTATGACAGAGCAGAATTAACTTTAAAAGCACATACATCATTTCAAGAATTAAAAAGTGTTGGTGCAGATACTATGTTTGATTATTTACCTGGAACAGACAAAACACCAGAAACTTCTGGTGGTGTTGTATATTTCTTTAATCCATTTTCATCAAGCAGTTATACATTTATGACAGTACAAGGTGCTTCATTTCTAAATTCTGAATTTAGAGGTAGTAAATCAATATTTGTTTTAAAAACTACTGATAGTATTACAGGTGTTCAACTTATTACAGGTGGTGGGGATAATTTAGCAGAGGGAACAATATCAGTATATGGAGTTAAATAATGGCAGGTAGCTTAATAAAAATAGATGAAGAAATAGTTTCATCAGCAGTAGCAAGTGTAACTTTAACAGGTATTGATAGCACTTATGATGTGTATATGGTTACAGTAATGGGTGCAGAAATGAGTTCAGTAGTTGATATACCATTTAGATTTACTGTTAGTGGAACTGCTGATAGTTCAAGTAATTATGATTATGCAAGTAAAAGATTGGTTGCTAGTTCATCTTTTGCTAATATATCTGCTACAAATCAAGCACAAATAGATATGTCAGTTGCAGTATCTGGTAGTAATGATTTAGCTATGTTTAATATCTATATTTTTAATGCAAACAATTCATCTGAATATACTTTTTGTACTTTAGAAAGTGTTAATACTTCTGATGGAACTGCAACAGTTCAAGGGGATATGGGTGGTGGAGTTTTAACAGTAGCACAAGCAACTGATGGTATACAATTTTTTGACAATGGTGGTAGTGCCAACATAACTAGTGGTACATTTACATTATATGGTTTAAAGAAGTAAGTATAAGAAATATATGGTAATATAGGAGATATTATGGCAACAAAAGAAGAGCTACAAGCACAAGCAGACGCAGAGATAGAGGCAGCAAAGCCTTTATATAAACAAGTCAATAATGATAGATTGGAATTTTCTGATGCAGATTATGACCAAGCCAAAATTGATTTAGGTAACTCCAAATGGGAAGAACAACAGTTCGGTTACATTTCTGCAAGGCAAGAGGCTTACGCATCTATACCTGACCAACTCGACCAACAGTATTGGGATGCAGTTAATGGTACAACTACTTGGAAAGATGCAATAGCAAAAGTTAAATCTGATAATCCAAAGCCTGAGTAAATCTATGATATAATCCCTTGATGGATTATGTAATCGGATTTATATTAGGATACTTTATTAAAAACTTTTTGACATGGTTAGATAATTTTGCTACACCAAAAATACCTGATAACTATATAGAGGAAGATTGGGATTGGATACAATGAATGGTAATGGCTATACAAATAAAGAACTTCTAAACATAATTATTGAAACGCAAGAAAAAACAAACGAGAGAATTGATTTACTTCACGAAAAAGTAAACTCAAAGATATCACGACAAGAACTAAGTGGTTGGTTGGTTGCAGGCTCTGCATTGGTGGTGTTAGTCAACGCACTAATGTAGGAGGTTATATGGAATGCTGCGGACACGGCTGTTGCAATGGTGGTTAGTACTATCACTTTTTGTTATGCCATTATCGGCTTTAGCAAATGAATCAGATAATACTACAACTACTACTACCACTACTGTACCTGATACTACTACTACGACTATCCCAGGAGAAGTAGAAGAAATAGAAACATTTGATGGACCAGAGGAAACAACTACGACTACTACTGTTCCAGAAGATAACACTACTACAACAACTACTACAACAACTATTCCTGAATGGGAACAATCTACAGATATAGAGTTACCTGAAGACGAGTTAGACAGTCAAGGTAATGAGGTAGAAAACAATATACAGATTGATAGTAATCATAGTAATGGTAACTGGTCTTGCTGTGGTATGACAGACTTTCATATGAATCTACACTACTTTCAACATGGTAACGATAGCAATGACTATACATTTACATTACCTGAAACTACAACAGTAGATGAAGAAGAGTTAGATATAGATATATACGAGGTAGGTTTTAGGATTGGTGCATTGAATAATGATGGCACAGTTACATACACACATACTGATGAAACTACACAGGTTAATGTACTTGAAGGTCAAGATAATACAGATATAGAAAATATGTTTGAAGATGTTGTTTACAACATTTACGACACATTAGAAACATTTATTGATAGTTTTACAATAACCATTAATGATTGGTCTTTGTTAGATGATATATCTTTTAAATACATACAACCAACAACCACTACTACTACATTACCGCCACCGCCCGAACCTGAACCAGAGCCAGAGCCAGAGCCATACATACCTCCACCTCCACCTGAACCAGAAACATTTGTAGTTATATTAGATAATGGCGAAGAAGCTGAGTATGAACAACATGAAATAGATGATGGAACAGTAGAAAGAGATAATGAAAGAAAGAAAAATTTAGAAATATATGGTGTAGAGTTAACTGATGAGCAAATTGAAAGAGGAGATTTAGAACAATATGATATTGAAATCATTGAAGAAGAAGACGTGGGAGAACTCGGAGAAGAGTTTTTTGATGATGTTGATGTACCTGACACTATGGAAGTTGAGTTTACTGAAGAAGAAATGGAGAGAGAGACTAAGAAACTTGAGCTTGAAGAAGAAATCGAAATATTTACATTTGAAGATGAAGAGGAGTTTGAGGACTTTATTGATACAGTTATTGAAGTTGAAGAATTTTTAGAAGAATTTGAAGAGGTAGAGATTATAATTATAGAAGATATAAAAGAGATTGAAATAAACATTGATGATTGGGACACAGAGTTTGAGGAGATTAAAGATGAGCCAAATGAAAAAGATATACGAAGAGATGACACTGCAAAACCTGAAGTTCAACCATTGGAAGATATTACCGAAGAGTCTGAAGAGATACTTACTGAAGAGGTGGTTGAAGAAGAGATTGAAGAGTTAGAAGAAGTATTAGAAGAAATTATAGAAATACCTGATATAGAAGAAGAAGATTTATCAGATGAAGAAATCGAAGAAGCAATTGAAACTTTTGTGCAAGAACTCGACACCGAAGAAGTTGTAGAAGTATTAGAAGAAGTTAATGACATAGGTGTACAGAATCTAGAACAAGCTACAGAAGAATTACAAGAGATAGTTCAGGCTGTTGTAGAAGAGGCTATAGAAGAGATAGAAGAGCTTACAGAAGAACAAGTTGAGGTAGTTGCAGAAGTTCTACAAGTACAAACAGAAGATGTTGAGATTATTGCAGAAGCTGTAAAAGAAGATGAAGTAGTTGCCGAAGCTGTTGAAGAGTACGTTGAGAGAGCTGTAGAGAATGCAGACGTAGAGAACTATACACTTGCTGATGTAGTTACAGAAGTACAGTTCGAAACATTCTTAGAAAACCCAATAGAAACATTTGTAGATATAGATTTTGAAGATATAAGTATTGGAAGTATAGGAGATGATATGACACAAGACCAAAAAGAAAAAGCTCAAGAGGTGGTAGTCCCAGTTATTCTGACTAGAATAGCTACTATGGCAGCTTTTGTATTTAGGAAATCATTATGATTAATAAGTTATGGTCATGGTTAGTACAAGCAATTAAAGAAACACTTAATTTAAGTTGGACTTTAGTAGGCTTGATTATTGCTACGTTGACACTTACTGGCTCTGCACAACAAGTGACAGGATTAGCTACTATAATAACATTAGCTGTATGGTTACTAACCATTGGTTTTAGAAAAGAATAATCCATAGGAGGTGGACAATGAAATTACAGGTTGTGAGAACTCAACTTGGCAAAGATGCAACAAATGGCTTGCTATTTATTGATGGTATATTTGAATGTTATACACTTGAAGACCAATATCAAGCAGTAAAAGTTATGCATGAAACTTGCATACCAGAAGGAACATACGAAATAAAGTTTAGAACTGTAGGTGGATTTCATACAAGATATCAACAAAGATATGGAGCAGACCATTATGGAATGCTTTGGCTACAAGATGTACCAGGATTTGAATATATCTTAATTCATACAGGGAATACAGACGAACACACATCAGGTTGTCTTATAGTTGGTGACACTCAACAAGATTTAGACGTTAATTTTAATGGCATGGTTGGAAGCAGTAAAAATGCGTATATGAAACTATATGAAAAAGTTGCAAAACAATTATTGATAGGTAACAAAGTTACTATAGAATACAGCAAAATACAGCTAGAACCTCAAGAACCTAATGATGTTTATGAGAAACTACAAGAGATTAGCGGTAATATAAAAGTTTTAAATGCTAAACTTAGCGGTAGGAATATTACATAATGTCAGATTTATTTGAAAAAAATAATAGAAAAAGAGACCAAGAGGGTAAGTTCAAGAAGGACTTATGGTGGACTCCTTGGAATGATGCATGGAGTTATAAAATGAGTGAAGACCTCAAAGACATGTTGGAAAGAACTGCATGGACCTTCATTGAAGCGTTCATCGGTGCATTGACAGTTGCTCCATTAGTAGGTGTAGAAGCTGAAACTATTCAGTTAGCTGCTCTTGCTGGTGGTGGTGCTGCACTTGCAGTCGTGAAAACATACGCCAAAAAACAAATTAGTAAGTAGGTTAGTAGCAAAGCCAAGGTCTTATTCCTTTCTTCCTTGGCTCTTGCTAGATTAAAAAGGAGCTTCTCCTTCTTTAATATCATCTAATGACTTTGCTTTAGGCATTTCAGGCATATACCATTGCTCTGGAGCTTTCTTGTCATTTGCATAACTGTCTATATACCAAATTCTTGTACAGTTTTTATCTTTACATTTCCAATCAGGATATGTTTTTTTAACTTTACCACTAGCTTTGTCTTGTCTATTATCCCATAGTTCACTACCACAAGATAAACATTGAGGTGTCATCGAACCTTCTGTAACAATAATTATGTCATCTACAGAAGGAGCAGAGGAATCAGCCACGGACTCCTCTGCTTTCTTCTTGGTATCAGTGGTTGGCGTTACTGAATTTCTCTGGACTTTTGCCATCTCTTCACGGCTCGGTCTTGCCTTTTTATTTCCTTGATACTTCCAATTAGCTAATGCTCTACCGATTGCAGATGTTTCACAGTTTTCCACCCATGATGTTGTGTTTGCAAACCCATCGCCTTTGGTCTCTTGAGCAATACCTGTAGCTACAAGCCTTCCATTATTGTCAGTTATACCTGCTTTTATAGTTACACATGTACCATCTTCGGTAATGTGTTCAATATGTGTATTGATATTACCTTCTGGATTATCTTTCCAATATTTTTTTAATCTATCTTCGACCAATTCATAGTCGTCCAAATTGAATTTCGCCATTCCACTCTCCTTTTGTATTAGCTTTATTCTTCTTCTGTTAGTACATCAATAGGATTTACTCCTGTTTTCACAGGTACATATTGATATGAGCCGTCTATTTTTACAATAAACTGAGGTATACTTCCAACCCCTGCATACTCAACGGCAACCACTTTTGTTTTTGTACTCATTTATTCCTCTAAATTGACAAGATACTCAGCAGTAACTCCTTTAGTAGGTTTCACAAATAAACAAAATTGTGAAGGTCTACCCATACTTGCTAGTTGTTCTTGTGCATAGCTATTATAACTTTCTGTCGAACCATTAACCCATACACGTACATCATTAATATATAAAGATGTTGGTGTGTGATAATGACCGCAGACTGCGTGTGTAAAGTCTTCCATCAGCCCTTGTGATGCAAGTGCTTTCCAACCCAGTATTTTTTTGTTGTAACCATAGAATGGTACACCCATACTTCCACGAATATTATCTCCATGAAAACAAAAAAACTTGGCTTTTGGACCAAGTCTAGCAACTGTATACCAGTGATTATCAACGCCTTCAGGGATAACAAACTTGATGCGTTTCTCTGACGCAAACATTGTCTGTAGTATCTTTCCTAACATTCTATCAGCGTTTGTCTCAGGGTTGTAATCTCTACGAGACCTACCACCCAAAGCTCCATGATTACCTATTACCCAGTATACGTCTACTTCTTTAAAATTTTCTAATAATATAGAGAAAAACGTATGCAATATTCTTGGACCATCAACTGTCACTTGTCTATATAAAGAACTGTCTATTAAATGTGACTGTCCTGGAAATATAAGCTCACCCTCAACAATGTCACCTAGACATAAGACTGCACATTTATCTACATTCATAGAAGCTCTTTTGATTTCTGTAAGTTTGACTATCTTTTCTGCATACCTTCTGACTCTAACTTCTGCAACAGCAGTGTCGTAGTCTGGGGTTCTCTTTGCGAGCTGAATATCCGAGAGCAAGGGGACACAGATTTCTGTTTGTGTTTTGGGTTTGTGTTTGATTTTAGGATTAGATATATCTGGAAATTGAAGTGTTCTCATTCCATCTCTAGCACCAGAAAACACGGCTTCTACCATGTCGGCTTTCTTATCTTTGAGTTTGTCAATCTGTTTGAGTAGTCGGGCATTTGTATCTTTTAAATCTTTTATTTTATCGCTTTCAGCTTCAGCTATAAGCTTTGCTAATTCTGTATCAATTTTTTTCGGCATTGCGTTTCTCTAGTTCAACTAACCATAATCGCACTCTGCTACGTGATACTGCGAAATTATACTTATCCATTAGTATTTCGCTAACAACTCTAGCGTTGGCTTTTTGTCCGTGATTTTCCACCCTGTCTGCAAGTGTATTTATAAAAGGTAAAGCTTCTTTAGGTAACCTTTCATACCAATGCTGTTGCCCACCTTGTACTTTAGCAGTAGCTTTAGCAATAGCTTTTTCAATATCTTGTTTAGTATTTTCTGTGTTCATACGCTTATTATAAGCTGATTGTTTGCTGATTACAACAACCAAATGATTATTTCTTGATTAATAAATATGCAATGCATAAGGGAGAATAAAAAAATAGCTCGGCTTTTACACCGAGCTATCTTTTAATAGACTAGAAAGAGAGTTATAGCCTATTATTATAAGGCAAGTTTCTTAGCTACTGCCTTAACTTGTTCTTCATCTTCAATAGGTATTATGTTGTTTTGTAACATAATACTTTTAATTTCATCTAAACCATGTCTGGAAAGATTACTAGGTTGTCCATTAGTCTCGGTAACACCAACAACTTGTTGGTCGCTTACCCATATTCGTGGCTCTGGTTGTTTAGCTAACCATTCAAGAGCTTCTTTATCAATGGAGTTGTATCCATGATTTTGTAATTCTTGCATAGCTTCATCACTAATTCTGCCGTTCTGTGCAATGATACGAATGTCGCCATGAAAACCATTTACTTCATGGTGAAATCCAACATAACCAGCTATGGTACTAGCTGGTAAATTGTTAACAATTTCTTCAACATCTCTCATTGTTAAGCCCATACTTCCAGAACAATCTATCAGCATGCTACCCCCTGCTACGCTTCTCTTAGTAGAGAAAACTTTTCGGTCGGTAGTCATTCTGTGCATGTTTCTAGGTACAACACCTACATCACTATTGTTTCGCCTAAGCTCTCTAATAGCTTTGTGTATCTTCCTAGTTCCATTGAACTTGTGCAACATAGCCTTACCATGAATACCATTACCAGAGTACCAATCAAAAGCAGTCTTATGCTTTCTGTCGGCATCTTCCATAATTTCATCAGCAAGTTTGCCTTTGATTTCTGGTGGTAATTGAAGTTTCATATCTTCTTCTGGCACTTCTTGATAGTCTGCACTAGGTAATCCACCTTGTGATATTGAATTAGACATTGGCTTTTTAACAAGCAAGTTGTAAATATTGTTAATTCTATGTCTTACTTTAGATTTATTCCAATATTCTTTTCTTGACCATGTCTTTTTTTCTTCGTCCCAATCCCAATATCCCGTGTGTGTATTCATAGCATATCGTTGTGTAGATTGCACTTTGTACATACAATATTCTGTTAGCATGTTAAGAAAGTTTCTATCTTGTAACGCTACATGTTGTGGTAAACGTACATCAATATTACTTTGAACTGCAACTTCTACTATCTCTCTGTTGTTTGCTTTGTAAGTATACTGTGTAAAGATATTCTCTCTAACGTATTCCTTAATAAACATATCAACATTGTTAGTACGATATAAGTTTCCAATCAATCTCATTAGCGAAATCTCATACAATTTCGCGTCCATAACAGGAAACTCAACATCTTTTACTAGCTCAATCAATCTTTTCTGCTCATAAGACAATTCATCTTTATCTTCTGTATCTCGGTCTAATAAGTGTAAACTACGGATTTCATCTTCCGTAAGTAACTTCTTTCTAGTTTCCCTTTGATAGTGCTTATGTCTTTTGAGCGACCAAAGATATAAAGCATAATATAAATACTCTGGGTTCTTGTTACGGAAACGCCAACCTTTGAATAACTTATGCTTCAATATAAGAGCCTTAATTACATTCTCTCTGTCTTTCCTTACAGTACTCAACATAGATTTAGGAACTGCAATTACATTTCTGTCTTTTAGTTCTTCTTCCCATGGGGTTGTAGAATATACAACTTCATGTTTCCTAACTTCATTACCTACAAGAGATAGGTTAGGAAGTAATTTTTGGCTTTTAACTTTGATTGAGCCTTTTACACTGCTACTAAATAATGACATCTTGCACACCTAGTGCTTCAAGAATATCATAGGCATCATCTTTGAATACAACTGCACATGCTTGTTGTTCATCAATACCACTATCTAGCAACTGCTTGAAAGCAATCCACTTACGAACAGAGTACTGTCCGTTGTTGTAGTCGTAGTAAACAGCTTTCAACTTATCAGGTAGAGAGTTCAAAGCACTCTCATGTACTTCA